GCGCGACTGGCGTTCAGTCGGCGGCGCGCGGTCGCTAGACATAGGGACATTTCCCGCCGATCATGCCCGCATGGCTAGGAAATCGCGAACCAAGGGCGCGGCGGGCGAACGCGAAGCCGCCGCGCGTTTCGAACAGGCGACGGGCATTCCCGCGCACCGCGCCGCGCAGCGTTGCGGAAAGCACGGGGACGCCGACTTGGCCGTTCCCGAACCGCTGCACTTGGAAACCAAGCGTATCGCGCGCATCGCGGCCGTCCGCTACCTGGAGCAAGCCGAGAGGGAAGCACGGGAAGGGCGCGTCCCCGTGGTCGTGATGCGCCAGGACAGGGATACCGAATGGGTCGTCATGCTTCGGCTAGACAACGTCGCAAGGTTCGCGGAAATCATTTCCGAAGCAAGGAACCGCCCGTGTCTGTAATCCCGTTCCCCGCCGTGTTCGACCGCGCCATAAACATTTCCCAACTCGTCGCGCTCGTCTGCGGCTTGGCGTGGATCGGGTCCGAGGCGGGCCGACGCGACGAACGGTTAGCGGTTACCATCGGGAAGGTAAACGAACTGGCCGAAATCGTTCAGGACTTGACCAAGGCGCAGATAGCGGGCGCGACCCGCGACGCCGCTAGCGAACGCGAGTTGGAATCACTCCGTACCCGAATCGAAAGGTTGGAAACCAAATGAACTCGTCTTGGCGCACAACGACCGCGGGCATTGCCGCAATCGTCGCCGCAGTCGGAACCGCCGTCGCCGCGCTGTTCGACGCCGACCCCGCGACCCTTCCCGATTGGGGCGCGGTCGCCGCGGCCGTGCTTGCGGGCATCGGCCTGATTGCCGCCCGAGACAACCGCGTTACGTCCGAACAGGCGGGCGCGACCCCTGCGCCGTGATTGCGTTCCTAGCCGCGTTCCTTCGGGAACTCTTCGATTCGATCCTAGCGCGCTACGGCGACAGGATCGGGAAACGGACTGCCGACGATGCGAAACGCCCTACGCTTGATTTGCGCGGCATCCGTCGCCGTGTTCGCGAACGGTTGCAGTCGAACCGTCCTAGTTAGCGACGGGACGCCTATGCGCGTCGGTCCCGACTGCCGCGCCCGCGTCTACACTTGGGACGGCACGACGTGGAATCTGTCCGCAAACCGTGTCGAGGTTCCCGAGGGTTGGTATCTTTGCCGCCTTCGGTCGTTGACGACCCAAGCGACCAGTAGCCATGTACCCGAACCCGCGCTACCTGACCACGCTCGACCCGAACACGCTACCGCTAGGCGCGTCGCTTGGGATCGACGCTAGCGGAAACGTCGTCGGCGCGACCGTGACCGAATTCACCAGTTCGGGGACGTTCTACAAATCGACCGCGGCCACGCTTATATGCGTCTACGGGTTGGGCGCGGGCGCGGGCGGCGGCGGCGGCTTCCGAAACAACACGGCGGGCGGTTCCGCGACTGGCGGCGGCGGCGGTTCGGGCGGCGGCGGTTGTTGGGTATTCCTCCAAGGGTCGCACGTCGCGACGTCGGAAACCATTACCATCGGCGGCGGCGGTTCTAGCGGTACGGGCGGAACCACGGCGGGCAACGGCGGCGGCGGCGGCGCGACGCTGTTCGGTTCAATCAGTTGGACGGGCGGCGCGGGCGGTCAAGGCGGCGCGAACACGGGTACGCGTACGGGCGGTACGCCCCCGACCATATTGGGAGTTACCTACGGCAATGGCGGGAATGCTTCCATAGGCGCGGGCGCAGCGGGTCGCGTGGCGTGGTTGCACGGTGCGGGCGGCGGCGCGGGCGCGGGGCAGAATGTCGCGGTAACGGCCAACACGGGCGGCGCGGGCGGCGGATTGGGCGTCGCCACGGCGAACCTAGGCGGCGGCGGTACGGGCGGCGGCGTCGGCGTCAGCGGCACGGCGGGCGCGCTCGTCACGGACGAATGGCGCGGCGCGGGGACTGGCGGCGGCGGCGGCGGGTCGGCCATTTCCGCGCCCGCGGGCGACGGCGGCAACGGCATACGCGGTTCGGGCGGCGGCGGCGGCGGCGGTGCATTCGCTGCGCGCGCGGGAAACGGCGGCGTCGGCGGCGACGGATACGTCTTGGTTATCCAAACGTGAAATACGCAGTCCTCCAAGGCGCAACCGTGGTTAACGTCGTAGTTTGGGACGGCGTCGCGACATGGAACCCGCCAGTCGGTACGGTAGCGGTGCAACTCGACCCGTCCGAATGGGTCGATATTGGCGCGCAGTACGACGCGAACGCGTCGCCGCGGTTTACGGCGGTCGAGGATGCGTAAGCCGCGCCGAGCAACGAAGGCGAAGCAACCGCCCGACGTCGGGGGGAAGGGGGACGGGCCGTCCCTACCCGCGCCCATCCAACCCGTCGCCCTCATCGAACCGCGGCACGAACGCGCGGGACTGGCCCTTATCGCGCGCGCGATCCGCGGCGGTTGGCGCGTCCCTCCGCACGTGCTAGACACCGTGCCGCAAATGGTCGCGGCAATCGCGGCTAACTCCGATTCCGAACGCGAACGCCTTCGCGCGGCCGAAGTGTTGATAGCAATGGAACGCGCGAATACCGACGCGCTGTCCATCGCGGACAAATGCGAACGGCTAGACGGCGGCGGCGCGACCGAGCGGATGGAACTTCAGCCGATCACGCTGCGTCCAGGCGGCGGCGGTAGCGCGTGACCGTCGTTCAGCCGCCCGCGTTGCCCGCCATGTATCCGCGGCAGTACGACGCGATTTGCGACCCCGCGCGGTTCGTCGTGATAGAAGCAAGCACGAAGTCGGGCAAGACGGCGGGTTGCCTGTTGTGGCTTTTCGCGCGCGCGTGGAACAGCCGTAGCGGCGGCGCGTATTGGTGGATCGCGCCTACCTTCCACGTAACCAAGACGGTCGGATACCTACGGCTAGTCGCCATGCTGCGGCAAGCCGACCCGAACGGGCGGACGTGGCGCGCGAACGACTCTGAATTGTTCGTGGAACTGGCGAACGGCGCGCGGCTTTGGTTCAAATCCGCGGACAACCCCGACACGCTCTACGGCGACGACGTGTCCGCGGCGGTCGTGGACGAAGCGACGCGTTGCACCGAAGACGCATGGAACGCGGTACGCTCGACCCTGACCGCGACGCGCGGGCCGTGCCGAATCATCGGCAACGTAAAGGGCCGCAAAAACTGGGTATACCGCCTAGCGCGCATGGCGGAATCGGGCGCGCCAAACATGGCATACCATCGCCTGACGGCGTACGACGCGGTTGCGGGCGGCATCCTCGACCCCGAGGAAATCGAAGACGCGCGCCGCGTACTGCCCGACAACGTGTTCCGCGAACTGTACCTAGCGGAACCGACCGACGACGGCGCGAACCCGTTCGGCTTGGACGCTATCCGCGACTGCGTCGCCCCGCTGTCCGATGCCGCGCCAGTCGCGTACGGCGTCGATTTGGCGAAGTCGCACGATTGGACCGTGATTTGCGGCGTGGACGCCGCGGGCCGCGTCTGTCGGCTCGACCGCTTCCAATCCGATTGGGGCGCGACCCGCGAACGCGTGTCGCGGACGGTCGGGAACGCCTTGGCCTACATTGATTCGACGGGCGTAGGCGACCCCATTTGCGAAGACATTGCGCGCGTCTGCCGCAACGCGGAGGGTTGGAAGTTCACTTCGTCAAGCAAGCAACAACTCATGGAAGGGTTGGCCGCGGCCATACAGTCGCGCGAAATCCGAATTCCCGCGGGTTGGTTGCAGTCTGAATTAGAGTCGTTCGGTTTCCGATACCTGAACGGGCGGGTAAGTTACGAAGCACAATCGGGCCACGACGACGGCGTTTGCGCGTTGGCGTTGGCCCTGGCGGCGAAGCGACGGCATCGGCCGTTTATCCTAAAGGTTGTATGAATGAACCTATGGCAACGACTCCGTAAGGCGTTGACGACGACCGAAACCACGCGCGCCGCCATGCGCCTACTTGAAGGCGGGCGCAACGGCGGTTCGGCGCAACCGTTCAGTTACGACGCGGCCGTTCGCCTGTACTCGTCCTGGGTATACGCCGCCGCGTCGCTGAACGGCAACGCGGTCGCGGCGACTCCGCTTCGCCTGTACGTCCGTTCGTCCACCAAGACGCGCGCGATTTGGTCAACGCGCAAGGCATCGCGCAAGTCGGTCGCGTGGTTGCGCGGCGACGCAGCGCGGCAACCGTCGCCGTACGTACTACGCAAGGCAGCGCAAATCGGGGAAGACTTCGAAGAGGTTACCGACGACCATCCCGTGTTGCGGATTCTGTCCACGTCCAACCCGTATATCAACGGGTTCGACCTTACCGTCCTGCGCGTCGTATGGCAAGAACTGACGGGCAACGCGTACCTACACGTTGTCAACGACGCGCTAGGCAAGCCGAACGAATTGTGGGGACTGCCGCCGCAATGGGTCGAAATCATAAAGGACGCCGAGAAGTTCGTCAGCGGATACCTGTACGGTCGCGACGAACGTAGCCGCGTCACGCTGTCGCCCGAGGAAGTAATTCACTTCCGACGCCCGAACCCGCGCGACCTTTGGTACGGAATGGGCAAGTTGGAAGCCGCTTGGGGCGCGACCAACGCCAACGCCGCGCTACACGAAATGGACCTGGCGACGTTCGCGAACCACGCGCGCCCCGATTACCTGTTGACGGTCAAGGGCATGGCGTCTGCCGACGAACTGGACCGCATCCAAAGCGGCATCGAAAGCAAACTGCGCGGGCCGCGGAAGTCGGGAAGTTTCCTAGTCTCGACCGCCGAACTTGACCTAAAGCCGCTGAACTTCCCCCCAAAGGACATTGTCGGCCGTGAAGCCGTGGTCGAGGAAATCGCCGCCGTGTTCGGCGTCCCCGTTTCGCTGTTGAAGGCGAACGACCCGAACTTGGCTAGCGCGTCGGTCGGCTTCGCGTCGTGGCGGGAAATGACCGTCCTACCGCTTTGCAGGATGGACGAAGAGACGTTGAATCAACGCCTATTGCCGCTGTTCGGCATTCAGGAAGACGCCGTCCTGGCGTACGACGACCCCGTTCCCGCGAACCGCCAACAGGACTTGACGGAAACCCAAGTCGCCGTGGCGGGCGGTTGGCTGACGCCGAACGAAGCACGGGAACGCGCGGGCCTAGACCGCGTGGACGACCCTATGGCCGACCGCCTGTTGGTCAACGGTCAGACGCTAGGCGGCGCGCCCGCGGGACTGCCGCCGATGCCCGCGGCGGCGTCCGCGCCAGTCGCGCCGACCGTGGCCGCGGCTACCGCCGACGCGGCCACGCCTACCCATAAGGCGGACGATTGCGTTTCCGCCAAATTCCGTACGCTTGTCGCGGATGGTTACCCGCAGGAACAGGCGGTCGCTATCGCGCTCGACTACTGCGGCGAATCCAAGGCGTTGGGCGACATTGACACCGTGCCGCCCGAGTCGGTCGCGGACAACGCGCGACGCGCGCTAGCCGTCCGCGCCGAAAAGCCGCCTTCGGAACGCGGCATGACGCCAGTAGGCATCGCGCGCGCGCGCGACCTAGCCAACCGCGTCGCGCTGTCGGAAGACACGATCCGACGCATGGCGTCGTACTTCGAACGCCACGAAAGCGACAAGCAAGGCGCGACGTGGTCCGAACAGGGCCGCGGTTGGCAAGCGTGGAACGGTTGGGGCGGCGACGAAGGTTGGGCGTGGTCGCGCCGCAAGGTCGAGGAATTCGACCGCGCGCGCGGTGCGGAATCGAAGTCGTGCGGTTGCGGTTGCGCGCGCACGAAGTCGGCGCGCGCCGTCCGCCAGTCGGACGCGTGGTTCGCGGCCGATGCCGCGTTGCATACCAAGGCGGCGGGCGATACGGGCGAATTGGTGGACGACGAAATGTTGGCCGCGTTCGCGAAGACGGTTGACCGCATCTTCGCTAGCCAGGTCGCGGAAATCGTGCGCGAAATCAAGCGACGCGGGGAAGTTGACGCGGCCACGGTGGAACGCGTCGTGGCGATTATCAACAACGCAGAAACGTCCGTTGAACTGCGGTTGGCATTCGCGCCCTACATTGAACGCGCATTGACGCACGGCCATACCCTTGGCATGGACGCGCTGTCCAAGTTGGTCGGCTCGACCGCGGTAACCAACCTAGGTTGGTCGTCCGCGGAACTGGACGACTACGTTCAGCGAACCGTAACGGTCCTGTCCACGCGCGCAACGACGGGACTGAACACGACCCGCGCCGAAGACGTGGCCGACCTGTTGCGGGACGGACTGCAAAAGGGCGAGACGACCGACGAACTGGCGACGCGCGTTCAGCAATGGGCCGCGCCCGAAGGCGACGAACGGACGGAGCGTTGGCGCGCCGTGCGCGTCGCGCGGACGGAAGCCGCCTTCGCCGCTTCCACGGCCGAGCAAGATGCATGGCGGTCAACTGGCCTAGTGACGGGGAAGACGTGGCTACTTGCGCCCGACCCTTGCGAATTCTGCGAAGCCGCGTCCAAGGCGTTCGGACGCAAGGGCGTCGGCCTAGACGAACCGTTCTACAGGCAAGGCGAGACGGTCACGGGCGCGGACGGCGGGCGGTTCAACCTGAACTACGAAGACGTAAATGGACCGCCGTTGCACCCGAACTGCCGTTGCGCCGTCCAACCCGTCTTGGTTGACGACTACGAACGCATCGCCCGCGAAGCCGAATCGCGCATCCGCGCGCAGGGAAACACGTGATGAACCGAAAGCAACTGTCCGCAAAGTTCGCGCCTACCGCCCGCGGTTTCACCGCGACCATAACGACCGCCACGCTTGACCGCGACGGCGAGGTTGTGATTCCGCAGGGCATGGACGCTACCGAATTCGAAGCGAACCCCGTCCTGTTTTGGAACCACGACTACAACCAACCAGTTGGCAAATGCCTTGCGTTGCGCCGCGAACCCGCGGGAATCGTCGGGGAATTCGCGTTCGCGCAGCGTCCCGAAGGGTTCGAAGGCGCGTACTTCCCTGAATTCGTGGCGTCGCTCGTCGCCCAAGGCGTCGTCCGCGGCGTGTCCATCGGGTATATGCCCGCGGAGGGCGGGACGCGCCGCGCCACGGTCGAGGATAGGAAGCGGTATGGCGACACGGTCCAAACCGTGTTCAGCAAATGGAAACTGTTGGAAGTTTCGGTAGCCCCGCTCC